TCAGTATGTTAGGCCATGTAAGCAAGTTCTAGAACGAGACTAGAATCTATATCTCGTTCTGGGTCCCATGTTCTAGCTATAGCTAGAGTGGGCTCTCCTTGTTTATTGGTACGCTTTAGGTGCTTAGCAACCTTAAGCGCCGCCTTTGCTTCAATCAAGCGCATAGGATTAACATCACTAGCCTTGGTTGGTGTACCTACGAATAAGTTGTTATACAACTTACGGTAGATACCCGGCAGGTTGTCCACTACAAAGTAGATGTCAACCTCTGAAGCATTGTGGTAAGCGTCAGGGACTGTGACCCACTTTTCTAAAAGAAGAAGTAGGTCCTTTGCTAGGCGGGCATCCTCAGGATTCCCAGCCAATGGTTCCCTGGCAGCCAATCTCATCCAAAGTGGTTTTCCGTCGGAAAACTTATTGGAAAGCCTTAGTTCGAACTGAGACAGTTCGTCCACTAATGCGAGTTGGTCATAGAAAGGATTGGTACTATCAGTACCAACACCTCCTTTCAAATCGGCGGTATTTATACCGTAGGCTAATAAAGCCTTAAGTTTATAATAGTGATAAACTATTATAAATCCGTTTTGTGCCAACACTTTGGACTTGGGCACGTCATTGACGAACCCTAGCCCCCCATATTCCAATGGGATGTGGTGGAGCTGACGCGGGTAGCGACTAGCTATCCTTTCCAAGCAGCGTTTGCTTAGAAGGAGACCACCGTTGATAGTCTTTAGACTTTCAACGGCAGTAGGAATAAGGGTTTCACCCTTACTCATACCACTACGGAACAGCGCCTTTGGCGATACCCCGCTAACGATATGTCCATTCACTGCAAGTTTCTTACAGAACTCTGCACGTGAATAGCCCTCAGCAAGATTAGACTCAAAAGATTTAGTCTTATTAATCTTGACGCCTATTGAGTTCATTATGAACTCATAGACGAGAGCAACTTTACTGTCAAAGATGACGATGTCATCTCCACAGACAACATAACCTTCCTTAAGGAAGGCGTTCATCTTATGATAATCATTACCATAAACATGGTATGCTGCCGCTAATGCGACAAAATGATTCATAAGTGCCATAATAGGCCAAGATGTATAACATCCCATAGCCTGGCCACGCCCGTATGTGACATAGTCACCGTCAGGAGTGAAGAACCTTATGTTACCAAAGACTAGCTCCCATAGTGAAGCTATCTTTGAGGCTTGCAACTGAGAACACTGAGTATGTGTTGACAACACCGTTGCCAATATCTTACTCTGGATA